AGTTAGTCAATTTTACTGTATTGATTTTGATGCCCATAACGATGAGAATATAAGTGAGATCTATAATGATTTTATAACCGTACCATTTATAACACATCTAATAAAGCAAGGGATACTATCCTGCTATACTACTGCTGGAGGTGGATATCATGTATATTTTAGAAGTAAGGATAAGATTAACGGCCAAGTCTTTGCAAAGTATAGTACAGGATCCACAATGGTGGAGCTCAGAGGGCATGGGCAGTATGCTGCCTGCTATCCATCTGCAGGATATACTCACACTAGTGGTAATGATTACATTAAATTAGCTTACTATGAGGATGATATTGATAATCTATTTGATTTTATTAAGTCCTATAATAAGCACCACTCAGTTAGCTTGCCTCACAAAAATACATCTGATAAAAAGTGGGCAGAGACATGGAAGCTTACAACCCCTGATGGAAAATATAACTTAGAATGTGAAGAGGAGGCAAAGGATCTATTGAGAGGGATAGGGTGGCAGTTCTGTAAGACTAGAACAGATGGCTCTGAGTATTGGACCAGGCCAAACAAAGATATTAAGGATGGCTTCTCGGCTACCTTTGGACATCAAAAGAGTATGTTCTATATTTTTAGTGAGGATGGCAGCTCAATACATCCATTTAAGGCAAAGCAAAGCTACTCCCCATTTAACATCTATACTCTGATAAAGCATGATAATAATTGGAAGGAAGCAAAGGAAGCTTTAAATGTTAGGTACAATATGACTAATGATGATTTCTGGAGTACTACCCAAAATGGAGCTTATATACTTAACAACTTTAAATTCAAACACTTCCTTAATAATAATGACTTTTTTAAGAATAGCCCTGAGCCTAATGGCACTTTTCAAATGATTAAAAAGGAAGGTATATTTTTAAACCAGGTCTTTGAGAAGGATGTTAAGGATTTTGTGCTAGATTACATTGAGACTAATAATAAGCCTGAGGGAGTATATAATCTTATGAGTGGTAACCTTAAGTTTTTTAAACGTGAATTTCTAGGTATATTGAAAAATAGAGAGATATCCCTGCTGAAAGATACCAAGGATTGTGCTTACTTATTTTATACCAATTGCATAGTTAAGGTAACAGAACATGAAAAGGAGATACTATCTTACTCCGATATGGATCTATCTATATGGAGGGACCAAGTGATAGATAGAGATTTTGTAAAAGTAGATCACCACAAATCAGAATTTCGCACTTTTATATGGAATATATCGGGAAAGGATAGGGATAAGTACAAAGCTTTTCAAACTGTTATCGGTTACCTACTGCACAGCTATAAGGATAGGAGTAACAACAAAGCTATTATCTTTAATGATGAGGCAATATCTGATGTGCCTAATGGTAGAAGTGGTAAAGGATTGTTTTGGAATGCAATGGGCCATCTTAAAAAGGTGCAGAGCTTGGATGGTAAGCTATTTGATTTTCAGGATAAATTTCCCTACCAAAATGTAAGTACTGATTGTCAAATACTTGTATTCGATGATGTTAAAAAGAGATTTAACTTTGAGAACTTATTTAGTGTAATTACAGAAGGGATAACTATTGAGTACAAAGGTAAGGATAGTATCAAGCTGGATGTAACTAACAGCCCTAAGATAATCATTACAACTAACTACACCATCTCAGGTAACAGTGCTTCCTTTAATGCTAGAAAATATGAGGTAGAGATGGCTAATACTTTCAGTGATAAATTTACTCCTGTAGATCTATTTGGCCATGAGCTTTTTAATGATTGGGATAATCATGAATGGTCTAAATTTGACAATTATTGTCAAGAGTGCATACAGATCTATCTTAACAAAGGACTTATACCAATGCCTACTAAGAATTTAGAATATAGAAAAATACTAGATGATATCAGTACTGAGATGTATTTCTTTTTTGAGGATCTTAGGCCTAATACTTTCTACTCAGTTAAAGAGGAGCTCTTTGATAGCTTTAATAGTAGATACCCTGAAAAGAAAAGTTATACTACACAAAATAAGATAACCATTAATTTTAGGAAGTGGTGTGAATATAAAGGATATCAACCTGATGATAATAGGAATGGAGGCAGCACTAAGCTATCTTATATAATACCTGAAAAAAAAGAAGAGAAACAGGATCTTTGGGATGAATTAAACAATAAAGCAAATAGTATAAACAATTAAAAACAAACAATTATGAAAAATGGAATGACAACTAGAAAAATAACTAAGGAATTTGCATCTATGAATATCTTAGAGACAACAGTAGAGCACAATGGGTATCATGGAGGAGATGCAGGGCATGGAGGATTTGTAAGAATAACATTTAAAGATGTGTCTTCTACCTCTATGGAAGTTAATGGTGTAGAATGTGAAGAGTTTAGTATAACTTTTAAGGGATCTACTGAAAGAACTACGTTTGTTGAGTCCCTTCAATTTATATTAGATGAGTTAAAAAGTGATGTTGATTATTAACTAAGATATGAACAAAGAAAACAAACAACGACTTAAGGACCTAGAAGAAAAGTACATGAGCTACCGGTACCCATCTGCACCAGGGCACATTATTCCCTTTACTAAGTACTCAGATGCTACGGCTAATGGCTTGACAAAATGTGTAAAGGACTTCCTAAACTTCTCACAGCACCAAGCTGAAAGAATTAATACAATGGGAGTATTCAGGCAAAGCTATAGAACCGATGGCACTAAGACTGCAGGGCAGTGGACTAAGGGCACAGGTACTCCAGGATCTGCAGATATCTCTGCTACTATTTATGGGAGATCTGTAAAGATAGAAGTGAAGATTGGGAAGGATAAGCAGTCAGTGGTGCAGAAAGAATATCAGCAGATGATAGAAGCTGCCGGAGGAGTGTATATAATTACTAAGACCTTTGATGATTTCGTGATCTGGTATGATAATTTTTGCTTGGATAAAGTATAAGTTGCCAAAACTAGATTAAATTAATACATTTGGCGAAAGATAAGGGGTAAAAGTTACCACATATAATGAATAGAAATGATATGAAAGCAACACTAGAATTTAATCTACCTGAGGATAGAGATGATTTCAACCACGCTACCAATGGCTTCAACTATTACATGGCACTAGTGGAGATGGATGAGTGGTTACGAGCTGAGTATAAGTACAACGGTAAGGAGGAGATGTATGAGGTGAGGAATAAGCTGAGAGAAATTATTTTTGAAAATAATGTAAATATAGAATAATAAGTAGTATATTTGTAAACAATTAATAAACTAACCAATGGAAAAAACAACTACAAGGGCTGTAAAGCCTAAGGAGGTTGAGCAGCAGCCTGCTCCCTTCTATGTGAGGCTTCACCAAGCTAAACAACTAATCGGCAAAGTACATAAGAACGCTACTAACCCACACTTCAAGAAGTCTTATGCTGATATCAATTCTATCCTAGAGACTGTTGAGCCTATCTTATTACAGCATGATCTACTTTTGCTACAGCCTATAGAAGGTGGTAGTGTTTGTACTCAGATTGTATGCATATACACTGGCTTTAGTATCTCTAGCTGTATGACTTTAGATCTTAGCTTAGATGCTCAGAAACAAGGCTCACAGATTAGCTACTTTAGGAGATACACTATACAGAGCTTACTTACTTTACAAGCTACAGATGATGATGGCCACATAGCAGCAACTGCAAAGCCTAAGATGGATAACAAAAGATTTACTGAGGCAGTGAAAGCTATAGCAGATGGTAAGTATACTGTAGAGAAGTTAAAGGATAGCTTTGATCTTACAGATACTCAGATTAATTCACTACTATTAATACCTGTAATATGAAAATTAGATGCAGTGCAATAGGTAAGATAATGACTTCACCCAAAACTAAAGGGGAGGTGCTATCACAAACAACAAAGACGTATATCCAGGGCTTAGCCCTGGCTCACGTTTATGGTATCAGAAAAGAATTTACTTCTAAGTATACTGATAAGGGTAATGAGTGTGAGGATATGTGCCTGAGCTTTGTAATGGAGCAGGTGGATAAGGGATTCCTATTTAAAAATGAGGAGCAGTATAGTAATGAATGGCTTACAGGTACTCCCGATGTAATTACAGACCAGGTACTAATAGATGTGAAAAATTCATGGAGTGGTAGCACGTTTCCTTGGTTTGAAACTGAATGTCCTAATAAAGAGTATTTTTTTCAGCTCCAAGGCTATATGTTTTTGACTCATAA